CTCTTATAAGAAAGGCGGTAAAGAAAACGTTTATTCTATACTGCACGGGGCGGGAAAATCACAATGAATCGGATTACTTTGATTCTGGATTCTTCCCATGTGTGCGCGAGGGTCTCTCGTCCTTAGGCTTCCTAGGACGATAAACCGGTCTTCCACTAACTCTAACCGGAATAGACACTGTCTTTGGGGCAGGTTTCTTTTCCTCTACGACGACAATATCGCCGTCTACACCAACTGAGCCTGGTTTTGACTCAACGGGGATGTCATCGGCAAATCTAGGTGGAGTGAAGATTGTCGTTTGGGTGCAGGACTTAACCCAAGACTTGAAGGCTTCAAAATTGAAATCTCCAAGACTATCATGGGCATATTCCTGCATCCAATCAGCATACATATTAGGATATTGCTTAGAAACATCCTCCTCAACTCCCCAAGTGCCAACAGCATTTTCAAATGGTGTTTTCATTGGAAATAACTTCAAAGCCTTCTTGACAAAAGGTCCAATAACCGGGGTGTTCGCGTCAGTCAAAAGAAAACTATAAGCTTTCTCTTGCAATTTCTGCTCTCTAGAGATTTTTCCACCTAATCGTTTTGTCAAATGTAATTTTGACAACTGTCTCTTGAGATCACAGCACGATGTCAAATCTCCGTACCAAACGTCGGGCCCATAACGTCTAGCAAGGAACATGACACCAGGCTCTCCTCTGTTAATCTCATTAACTTCGAGAACCTGACCAACACGTAACGCTGCGCTGGTGGCAATCTCTGGATCTAAATCCCCATCTAATCCATCATCACCACCATAAATTCCCAACATACTCCAAGCATGGGATGGCTCCGTCCACATCATGCGATATGCCAAATAGGCACAAAACGCAGTGTCCAGGGTATTAGCTCCTGAAGTATCAGCGCCTCCTGAAAGACGCTGATACTCAGTCATCAGCCTAACTCCGAACGTGGTTCGAGCTTTGAGATGGTGATGTTTATTCACCATCTCGATGAGGTGTTCGTGTACACTCTCGTGGAACGCTCTAAGGTAACAGAATTTCTCCAAATAATGGAGAACATTACTATGTCGACCATCCATGCGACTGAAGTCTTTGAGATAAACTGCCTTAGCTTTACTACAAACTTCTGCCACACGGTGAGCCACCACTCTTGGTGTTTTCCCAAAAGCATACCAGTTCTGATTTTTAAGCACACTGTCCACAAAAGAGTACATATACCTAGAAAATTCCCTCTTATCACATCCATTAATAGTGGATATGCCTCTGGGGTCATTAACATTAGGATAAGCCTCTTTCTTCATGAACTGTTGTGTCATATTAGTTGATTTGGAATGGTCCGCTTCATCCAAGATAGCTCTTTGGCTAGGTCTCGGTTGTCGCTTATAGACCACCTCATAATCAACAGGTAATAACATGTGTACCTGCTCATCAGGAATGAGAAAACATGCAAACTCTTCCATGCATCTTAACATGAACGAGTCCATGATCAATTC